ATGCCCTCACGCAAGCACGTCTTGCTCGCATCCTTCGGAACACCGAGTACACCTTTGATGAACTTCAGTTATGGACACCACTCACGATCCCGTCAACCCCTCCCACTACGCCATCGACGAAGGAGTAATTGAGTGCATTGATTACATCGAAAGCCACGCCTTTGATTTTCTTGAAGGCAACGTAATCAAATACGTCACTCGGTATCAACACAAAAACGGTGTTGAAGATCTTAAAAAAGCACGTTGGTATCTCAATCGCTTAATTCAACGCTACGAATCTCGATCAACCCATGATCAAAAGATTTACGAATCTGTTCTCAACTGCAATGACTTTGAATTCCAATTCCCGAATAGTGAAACACTGGATGAAACAAGCGAATCAGCTTGACAAGCCAGATTGTGACAAACAACTTCAATTTCTTGAAGAAGAATTTTACGAAGTTATGCACGCTTGGAAAAGCGAAACTCGACCTGAAGTTATCAAGGAACTTTGCGACCTTATCTGGGTTGCTTACGGTATGCTTCATACACTTGAAGTTGATCCAGACGTTGCTTTTGATCGCATTGCTGCGTCAAACTATTCCAAACTGCCGTTCAAACTAATCGACGGTAAGGTGCAGAAAGGCCCAAACTACGAAAAACCCAACCTCACTGATCTCTGAAATGAATCCTGCAATCGCAATGACCGGCCGTGTTGAAAGCTGGCTGGAAAATCCTACGCGGCGCTACCCTGTCAGCTGCACGGTGTTTGTCTGTCGCGACACGATGGACGAAGATCCTGATGGTTTGGAAGGTGCGTTCCAGTTTGTCTCTAAAGCTTTGCGCTATGGAGCTGGTGTATCTGTTCATCTATCACAACTTCGCGCCAAAGGAACAGAAAACGAGCACGGCATGGTTGCTTCTGGTCCTTGCGGTTTTATGGAAATCTTTTCCAAGTTCAACGAGATTCTTCGCAGAGGCGGACAGTATCGCAACGGAGCTGTGGTGTGTCACCTCGACGCGGACCATAAAGATCTGCTTGAGTTTTTAGATTACGATCGTTCACGTATTCCTTGGTTGAAGCGTTGTGTAAACATTGAGCCTGAAATTGTTAACGAGCCTGACAAGTTAGCTGCAATCATGAATGCTGCTCGTCGTGGCGATGTTTGGATTGTTAAAAAGCAATACGACAAAAACGGTGACCGCATTTACTCCAACGTTTGCCAAGAAATCCTTCTTAAGAGTCGCGATACTTGCTTGTTGAATCACATCAACCTCGGTATCTGCAAGGTTGAAGATATTCCTCAAGCTTTTGAAGATGGTATGCGGTTCCTGTGCGAACTGTACAAACAAACTGAAGTTGAAGATTCAGGTATTTACGTTCACAAAGACAAGCAAGTTGGTCTTGGTGTTCTTGGTCTTGCAAACCTGCTCGCCATTGAAGGTGTTGCTTACAAAGATTTTGTCCAAGCTTTGCAATACACCAACCTTGGTGTGTATAACGGCGTAACAAAACCTGGAGCAATTTCTGAAGCTCTTCTGGAAGGCTTTAAACGGGCCGCTGCAGTAGCCGAAGAGCATGGGATGTCTCGCGCCTTTACCGTGGCCCCTACAGCCTCTTGTGCGTACCGCTACCAGGATCGTGAAGGTTACACTACAACCCCTGAAATCGCTCCTCCTGTTAGCCGTAACATTGATCGCGCTAGTTCAACTCTTGGCGTGCAAAGTTACGAATTTAATCCCAAGTGTGAAACTGCTGAAGAAGTAGGTTGGGATATTTTCTTCACACTTAATTGTGAATGGCAAAGAATGATGGATAGCACTGGAATGGCACACGCTATTTCCATGAATTGGTGGTCAGACATGACAACCATGGACCGTAATTTTATGGCACGATGGATTAACTCCCCCTTGAAGAGTTTGTATTACAGCCTTCAAGTGATACCGGATACGCAAGACAAAACTGACATTTACGCAGCGCTAAAAGACGTTGACGTTGATGATTATCTTGCAGAAATCCTGGAGGAATCCGACCCTGTTCAATGTGATTGCGCCGAGTAATGAACCCGTATCAAAAACTACAGCAAAGAAAGCGTACCTGGACCCCGATTCAACCCACTGCGGGTAAACTAAGAGAAGGTTCAGAAGAAACCATTCGTCGAGCTTTGGCTCTTCGTGCTCTTGAACTGCCTGTCGGGGAGTTTATCTCCGAGGCAGTCATGGGTGAGGTTCCCGGAGCGGCGCGAGACCTTCTTATTTCAAACATTCGTGATGAGGAAAAGCATGATGTTGCACTTGGATACGCAGCTAGAGCGCACGGTGTTGACGCAACAGCAGAAGCGGAAGCACAACGCCTTAAAGAGGCTTGGATCGATCATCCAGACCACACCGTACTCAAAGCAATGGTGGCTGAGAGAGCTGTATTCTTCGTTCTCCTCCCGTTCTTTCGCTTCTGTGGAGACACCGGATTAGCCGTAACTTCACAAGACATTAGCCGTGATGAACAGGTCCATGTTGCGAGTAACTCCTTGGTTTGTCGTGAGCTTGGTCTCACTGTCTCTCCTAGCCTTGATCGCCTACGAAAGGCTACAATCGCTTGGGTGATGCAGCCGCTTGGCCGCTCAGAAGACAAATATCTTGACAAGCAGTTCTGGCTTGATCAGAGCGATAGCTTGATGTACGCCGGTAAAGCCGAAGGTTTGCTTGAAACTAAGCGAGCCCGTGTGCCTGCTTTCTTTGAAACAAGTAACATGGACTTACCTAGTTATGCGTGATTATGTTTAATAGTCCAGAAAGTAAATCTGTTGACCCAGCCATTTGGAGCGATCCTTTTGGTTGGGATTTTTCTGGTGTCGAATTATCAGTTCGTTTTTGTGACATTTTAGGAACTTGCAAAAAAGGAAACAAAGCAAGACGACGTGCGCGTCAAGCAGCACAAGCAGCCGCAGCCGCCGCACAAGCAGCTGAACGTCAACGCCAACAGCAACTAGAACAGCAACGCCAAGCACAAGCTGCACAAGCTGCACGTCAAGCACAAGCAAGAGCAGCCGCATTAGCAGCGCAACGTCAAGCAGAAGCAGCGGCGCTAGCTACTAAACGTGTTGGTGCTGCAACACAAGCACAACAAGATATTGTTGCTCAACGTGAGCAAGCAGCTTCTCAACAATTTATTAGTGACATTGGTGCAGCAGGTGCAGAAGAACGACTAGGCGCAACAGTTGGTCAGCCTGGTATCTCTCGTACACAAATAACAGCTAGCACAACTCCTCTTGGCGGCTATAGTGGAACGTCTCCCGGAGACATCTCACCAACAGCTTTGAATATATGACGCCTTACATTGACCCCGATATTATCAAATATCTGGAAGAAATGTATCCTGATCAATGCCCTGATATTAGTATGGAAGAGAAACAAATTTGGTTTTCTTCTGGACAAGTTTCTGTTGTACGGCATTTGAGAGATCAGTACAACATTCAAGAGGAAACTAAGTACAACTAATTTAATCTCATGGTTCTTCCTCTAATTATCGGTCTAGGCTCTGCAGCTATTGCAGGTTCTACCCTTTATTCTGGTTACCAAACTGGTAAAGCAGCTCGTCGTCAGGAGCGACAAGCAAAAGCTCAAATGAGGGCTACTCGTCGTCGGACGCAGATGGAGCTGCAGCAAATGCAGTCAGAGTCTGCTGCTGCTTCTCAACGTTTTAATCAGCAGCTAGCAATGTCTCGTGAGCGTACTGCAGCTACGCAGCGGGAAGCTGAATTGGCACGTCAAGCTACAATGAAACAAGTTGCAGCGCAGAGATCTGCGTCTGCTTTGGCTATTCAGCAACAACAATTGCAGTCTGCTATTCAACGTCAATCAGCGGCTGCCAAAGTAGGACAGCAAAAACGTAAGAAAGTTGGTAGCCCTGGTGCTCTTCGCACAGCCGTTGATGCTCAGTCCGCACTTGCTCTGGGTGGCCCGTCGCAAACTACAAAATCTGGAGTCGGTGGTCTGAATGTCTAAAAACAAAGCTGCGGCTCGGTATTCGTTTCTCGAGCCAGAGAAAACTGTTTATCTTGATCGTGCCATTGAGTGTAGTCGATACACTTTGCCGACCCTTATTACGGATAACGACCGCAGCACGGGTAAGAATCTTTATACAAAAATTGATACAACTTACCAGGGTCTTGGAGCCCGCGGAGTTAATAACTTAGCCAGCAAACTTCTTATTGCTCTTCTACCTCCAAACCAAAGTTTCTTTCGGTTGTCTGTAGATGACATCAAACTACAGCAAGAGTTAGATAATTTTAAAGAACTGCAGTCACAGTTTGAACAACAGCTTGCTTTAATGGAACGCGCAGTGATGCGTAACATTGAAGAGTCTGGTGATCGGACTGCACTGTTTGAAGCGCTAAAGCATTTGATTATCGGCGGTAACGCTTTGCTGTATGTATCTGAAACAGGTACTCGCGTTTACCCGCTCAAGTCTTTTGTTGTTAACCGCGACCCTGAAGGAAATATTCTTGAGGCTGTTGTACGAGAAGAAGTTAGTCCAGAAGTTCTTCCAGAAGGAACAGCAGACAAAAATTCAAACGGTGGATTTAAAGATAAGAGCACGTTTCTTTACACTCACGTAACTTGGGATTACGAAAAAGATCGTTGCAATTGGTATCAAGAAGCTTACGGTAAGCAAGTTAATAAGACTGGTTCAGTTCCTATTGAAAAGAGCCCTTGGATTGTTCTCAGGATGTTCCGCGTAGCTCATGAAAGCTATGGTCGCTCGTACGTAGAGGAGCTGCTTGGGGATCTTAAAAGTTTGGAATTTTTGTCCAAAGCAATTGTTGAAGGTAGTGCAGCCGCGGCCAAAATTATCTTCCTCTGTAATCCAAACGGTACTACGCGACCTGATGCTTTGGCGCGTGCCGCTAATGGGTCCATTGTTGCAGGCAACCCAGCGGATGTGGCTCCTATACAGATGCAAAAGCAGGCAGACCTGACGGTTGCCTTAAACACTATTGGACGCATTGAGCAGCGCCTTAGCTTTGCGTTTCTTCTTAACAGTGCAATCCAAGCAGGAGCAGCTGGACGAGATCGCGTCACAGCCGAAGAGATCCGCATGGTTGCCAATGAGCTGGAGAGCGGCTTAGGCGGTGTGTATTCCATTCTGAGCGTGGAGCTGCAAGTGCCTCTAGTCAACCGCAAGATGGCGTTGATGGAGCGTGAGGGTAGCTTGCCTCGCTTGCCTCAAGATATTGTCAAGCCTCAAATCACAACTGGTCTTGATGCTCTCGGCCGCGGCAACGACAAAGCCAAGTTGATTGAGTTTATTCAGACTCTTGCTGGCACGATGGGTCCAGAAGTAATGGCTAAGTTTGTCAACAGTCGCGAACTTATTACTCGACTTGCAGCTGCTGACGGTCTTGATACCTACAAATTGATTAAGTCGGAAGAAGACTTGATGGCAGAGGAACAACAACAGGCTATGATGATGCAGCAACAAATGGCACAGCAAGATCCTAACAATGATCCTGCGAAACAAGCCGCACTTGTCAAAGCCGAAAATGACTCAATCCGAACCGAGCAAGAAGCCGCTGCCGGCTAAAGCTGTTACTCCTAAACCTGAAGTTGTGGAGGAAGTAATTAAAGAAGAACCTCCTGCACCTAAAAGTGAGCTTGATGAATTGATCGAACGCTTGAAGGTTGAAAAGCCTACGGTGTATGAGCAATATCGCAAAGCACTGCGTCAACGTCGTCCCGCTTGGATCTATCCTGATCTCACCGTTCGTATTGGTTAAACATGGAAGTCGTCGCAGACAACGTGCTCAGTCAAGAGACTGGGCCGTATAACGAAAAGGATCTCGAAGTTCTTGGTCAAGAGCAACAAGAAGCTCAAGAGCAACAAGACGAAGATCTTATTGGCGGTAAATTTAAAAGCGCTGATGATCTTCTTAAGGCTTACCAAGAACTTGAAAAGAAACTTGGTAGTGGTCAAACCGAAGAAACAGAGGAATCTGAATCTGAGGTTGAGGATCAAGAGCCTGTTGTTCTGTCTCAAGAAGAAGAGACAACGATTCTTGAAAGCATTGGCGGTCAAGACACCTTTAACGCCGTTCAAGCTTGGGCAAAGGAAAACCTTGACCAGGCTGAACTTGATGCTTACAACCGCGAAGTAAATAGCGGTGACTACTACCGCGCTCGTAACGCGCTTCAATCTCTTAGTTACGCCTACCGAGAAAACGAAGGATCAGAGCCTCAGCTTCTTGGCGGTAAAATTTCTGCAAACGCTACGGACGTGTTCCGTTCTACTGCAGAAGTTATGCAAGCCATGAATGATCCTCGCTACCTAAAAGACTCTGCATACACTAATGATGTGCAGGAAAAACTTGTACGTAGCGAAGTTCTTGGACCAAAGGGTTAGTATAAGAGTACGCGCAAGTAATAATTGTTGCCGCTGAGGCGATAACAACGAGGACGACGAGCGCACGTAAACACTTTACCAACTAGCTACGATGCCTGATTTTGCATCTCTTAGCCGGCTAGGTAGTATTAACGGCGCACAATTTAACGCCAACTCCGCAGCCGGTAACTACGAGCGTGAAAACGCTAATTTCCTGAAAATTTTTAGTGGTGAGGTTCTCACTACGTTCGAGCGTGAGACGGTCTTCAAAGACCTGACCATGAAGCGTTCGATTCAATCTGGCCGCTCGGCTAGCTTCCCCATTACGGGTCGTTTCTCCAGCCGCTACCATCGCCCTGGCGATTGGATTACTGGCCAAGGTAACAAAGGAATGATCGGTGAAAAGATCATCACCATTGACGATCTTCTGATTGCCGACGCTTCGATCTATGACCTCGACGAGGCCAAACTGCATTGGGACGTGAGGAGCATCTACAGCCAAGAATTGGGCCGCGCTCTGGCTCGTGCATACGACCAGCGCCTTGCTCGTACTCTGCTGTCTGCTTCTGAGTCTGACGGTCGTGTTAACGACTGGGATGAGAAGACTTTCCAAACTGCAGGCGGTACTGTTTCTTCTGTTGCTACTAACGGCACTGTTACCCTCAGCGAAAACTTTGCAACCGCTGAACTAGGTAGCTTTGCAGTTGGCACCACCATTTACGGTGAAGACTCCGGTGCTTACGGCATCATCACCACTGCTCCTACTAACGGCGCTGCTACCTTTGTCATCAACCCTGTTGGTGCTATCGGTACTGGCTCTAACGCCACCTTCACTGTTGGTGAGCGTCTGTTTGTTATCGGCACTATGCCTGGTGGTACTTCTCTCACCGGTATTGACCTGAACGGTGCTGCTAACCGCAACGCCCGTGGTGATCTGATTATCGACAACCTGTACAATGCTTGCCAGGTTCTCGACGAAAAAGATGCCCCTAAAGAGGGACGTGTTTGCGTTCTTTCGCCAGGCGCATATTATGACGTGCTCGCTTCTGATCGCGCTATCAGTGTTGACTTCAATGGCAACGATGGCCGTAACGGCAGCTTCGCTGAAAACCGCGTCGCTTCTGCTGCTGGCTTCAAGCTGATCACCTCTAACCACCTGGGTGTTAACGCTTACACCAACGGTCAAACCTACTCTGGTATCGCTAACCAAGCTGCTACCACCCGTGGTGAGCGTCCTAACTACGTCAACGGCCGCGACGGCTCTGATGGCCGTGTTCAAGACGGCAACAACGATTACTTCCAGGATGAGCAGGGTAACACCTCCTCTATTGCTAATGCCTTCGGCCTTTGCTTTACCAAGGAAG